CGATTTCTACAAACAACTGCATGGCAAAACGCTTGAGATAACATTTTATTCTCATCTACCCGCGGACATCGCGGGTGCACCCGCGGGGGTCCTTGAGTGGAAATATAAGGCCACCTTTGACCAAGACACCCACTGGAATAAGTCGACTGACAGCACTATTGGCTTCGACATGATCGGCTTGGGCTTCAAATCCAACCCAGGCGATGCAGGCGAGGCCAAGGACAACGGCAAGAACATCGCACAAGGCCTTTCATGTGCCATTGGCATAAGCCTCAAAAAGTTCTTGGAGAAAGCCAATGCCCAAACAGCCGGCTGGGCGGCCGCCTATGCGGACGACGACTTTTTTGACAAAGACGATTGGGATTTTGCCCTTAATGTGAAAATTTGGGCGCCCAGTGTTCCCCACGCCGCCGACCAGGGCCAGCAGAATTCGATTGAAATAGAAGGCCCCATGAGCGCCCCCAAAGGAACTTTTATGAACCCGGATGTCATCCCTTGGGTGATGCGTGACAACAAATGCAAAGCAGGCGCCTGTCAAGAGTGATAATATATATAAAATTTAAACAAGAGCTTAAGAGAAATATTTGATTTAATTTCTAATTATTAAAAAGGAATAAAAATATGGCAGTTGGCTTTTCCCCAAGTTTACCTTTACGATACGATTCTGTTGATGGTTTTTATACATTAAATAAAACTTTGGTAGCGGTGGCAAAACAAAATTTAAAGACAGTGGTACTGACTGCTCCGGGCGAAAGAATAATGCATCCGGACTTCGGCGTTGGCGCGCGCAACTTTTTATTTGATCAAACAGAAGGGACCTATCAAGGTCTTAGTGCAAAAATAATTGAGCAAACTAGAAAGTACGTGCCTTTTATTAAAATTGTTAATATTGCGGTTGTCGATGTAAATTTAGACGAAACGCGCAAGTATGACTATAAAGACACTCAATATATGGGTATCGAAATTGTGTATTATATTCCAAATTTAAATTTAAACGAGACTTTAAAAATAATTGTTTCTAGCAACAATTAACTGACAAGGAAAAAATAAAGATGCCAAAGATGAAACCATCCATAAACTACACTAGTCGAGATTTCGACTCTATTAGGGCCGATCTAGAATCTTATGTAAAAAGATATTACCCGGATAGTTTTAAGGATTTCACCGAAGCATCTTTTGGCTCTTTGATGTTGGATACTGTTGCGTACATAGGAGATATGTTATCTTTCTACACGGACTATCAAACCAATGAATCATTTCTAGACACAGCTTTAGAATTCGATAACATATTAAAGCTAAGCAAAGAGCTTGGCTATAAATATAAGCCTTATCCATCTTCTTTCGGGATATGTAATTTCTACGTCACGGTCCCAGCTCAAGCAAACTATCCAGCACCAGACGACAGCTACAAGCCCATTCTCAAGAAGGGATCTACTTTTCTTTCTACGGCAAACACTATGTTTACATTGTTAGAAGACGTAAATTTTTCAAAAAGCGCTTACCCTATTGTGGTAGCCGATCAGAACTCCACAACAGGCGCCCCTATTTCGTATGCCATACGCGCTGCTGGTCAAGTTGTTTCGGGAGAGTTAGCAATTCAAGAAATTTCAATCGGAGAATTTCAGGAATTCTTAAGAATTAGATTAAACGGACAAAATATTAGTGAAGTTATTTCTGTATTTGATGACAACGGAAATCAATATTATGAAGTAGATTATCTCACACAAAACATACTTCAAGTCCCCGTACTCAACAAGGACGCCAACTCTAATACCGTTCCTTATATATTAAAGCCGGTGGCTGTTTCCCGTCGATTCGTGACGGAGAGCACACCAACCGGTGTCTTTCTACAGTTTGGAAACGGAAGCACAGAAACCCCTGTTTCTCTGCAAGATCCCTCCGAGGTGATACTTCAGCTACATGGAAAGGACTATACAACCGAAACATCATTTGACCCATCTATCATGAATGAAACTGATAAACTAGGGGTTGTCCCGGCCGATACTATTTTAACGATAATTTATAGAATTAATACAAACGAAAACACAAACGCGGCTGCCAATACCCTAACAAGGGTCGGTACCGCAAATTTCCAATTTAGTGCACCAGAAAGCCTGAACCAAAGCAAGAGAAATGGCGTTACTAACAGTTTAGCTGTTTTGAACGAAGAGCCAATTATTGGTGATGTGACGCTAGTGGGCCCCGACGAGATAAAAGAAAGAGCCAGGGGTAACTTCGCGGCTCAATATCGCGCTGTAACAAAGGAAGACTATATTAGTCTAGCTTACAACATGCCTTCGAAGTTTGGGAAGTTTAAAAGAGTGGCGATAGAATTAGATTCTGATTCATACAACCAGCGAAATTTAAACTTGTATACCATCTCAGAAGATACAGATGGCACTTTGATCGTAAGCAACAGTACGCTTAAAAACAATTTAAAAACATGGTTAACTCAATACAAAATGATCAATGACACAATGGATATATTGGATGCGAAGATTGCCAATATAGGTATTGAATTCAAGGCCTTAGCTTTTCCGGGTACCAACAAATATGATTTATTGAATGAGGCAGTTACAACTTTACAAACTGCTTTTGACAAAACGTTTTATATTGGAGAGCCATTTTTAATAACAGATGTATACCAAACTCTAAAATCAATTCCAAATTTAATGGATGTTATAGATGTCAATATTGTAATTAAAAATGGTGCCGCATATGCAGATTCTCCGATCAGCATTGAAGAGGCGAAATCGGCAGACGGAAGATATATTATTCCGCCCATGAACACTATATTTGAAATCAAATTTCCAAACTCAGATATAACGGGGACGATACTCTAATGGCTATTAAAAGATACACAGCAGATGCAGACACAACAATAACAAACGCTTTTAAAGCAAATTTATCCACACGCGGCGTAAGCGGGAACATGGGCCAGTCAGACATTCTTGAAGTCTTTTCGATTTTTGCGCAAGCTTCTACGTCGTCATCAGAACTGGAAAGAGTGCTGATAAAGTTTCCTGCCACCGGTACGAGCGCTGGCTATATTTCGTACGATAGAGCGCAAGGAAATATCCCCGCATCGGGGAGTGTGTCTTTTTACTTAAGAATGTTCGACGCACCACATTCGCAGACTACCCCCAAAGGTTTCAATTTATTTGTTTCTGCGGTGTCCCAGTCTTGGCAAGAGGGCCTTGGCCTTGATATGGAAGAATACTCCGATGAAGACGAAGCCAATTGGGTGTATCGCAATGATACAAAAATTGCTCAAGTAACCACGGCCTCCTTTGGCTCAAATACAAAAGGAGATTATGGGGGCAAGTATATAAGCTTATACGACACGGATAAAAATAGGTATAACTTTTGGTTCAATGACGGAGATGATTCGGCCCCCACCCTGGACGGCACAGAGATTGAAGTTGATATATCTGCCGGCGGTCTAACGACGGCTGCTGATTATGCTGACACCTTTAAAGACATTGTAGACGCCCGAAGTGAATTTACTGCCACCGTTAGCTCTGCCAACGCAGGGACCCAGAACGCCACTGCGGGAGCGGTTACGGCGCCCACTGGTAATGTAGATGTTATAACTTTAACCACATCAACGGCCGGCTCGGATTACACCCCATGGACAAACGAGGGTGGCGATTATTATGCAGACGCCTCTTCTTCCTTTACGGCTTCATTTGATACCGGCTTTGAAAACATAGATCTAGACGTTACTCCGCTGGTAGAACAATGGGTTAACAGTTCCGGAAATGTTTTAGGATCAAAATCAAATTATGGAGTTGGTGTTAGACTGTCGTCAACTGAAGAAGACACAACTAATTCATATTATACTAAAATGTTCTTTGCCCGCGGCTCACAATTTTTCTTTAAGCGCCCTTATATTGAAGCACGCTGGGATTCTTCTACTCAAGATAACCGCGGCAGTTTTTATTATAGTAGCTCATTGGCGCCCGCCTCCGATAATTTGAACAAAATCTATTTATACAATTATGTTCGTGGGCAGCTGAAAAACATACCAAACATTGGAACTGGCAGTATATATGTAAGCCTTTATTCGGGGTCAGCAGATAATTCTGCCCCATCTGGTTCAAAGCTGCAATTAAGTACCGGCGGTGATGTAGCATCAGGCGATCTGTACAATGTCACGGGAGGGTATGTTTCGACTGGTGTATACTCGGCATCGCTAGCGTTTACGGGATCGACGTCTTTAACGAAAGTGTTTGATGTTTGGCACAGCGGGAGTACACAATATTTTACGGGGACAATCACTCCGGCTAGCTTAACTCAAGTATGGCCTGGCCAATCCTACAATCCAAGCCAACAATATGTATCTAGCATCACGAACTTAAAATCTGTTTATTCGAACCAAAATACGACTGCTAGATTCCGATTATATACACGGAAGAAAAATTGGAATCCAAATATTTACAGTGTAGCCTCGGCGGCCGCACCAATTGATTTGGTAGAGAGCGTTTATTACAGAGTATATCGCGTAACTGATGACCTGGATATTATCTCCTATGGGACAGGGAGCGATAACAACACGAAACTTTCTTATGATAATAGTGGTAGCTATTTTGATTTGGACATGTCGTTGCTAGAATCTGACGACACATATGGAATTAAATTTGTATACTATCTCAACGGGCAATACAATCAACAACCAGAAGAGTTTATATTTAGAGTAGAGAGCGCATGAGCACTGACTATAGTAAGATATTTGGTCAAAGAGATATTATTTTGACCAACACGGATAGAGAAGCACTTGCGGAGCCAGTAGAATCTGTCGGTTACTTGACAGAATATTTCAATAAAAAACAAAGATTTGTGCCCCCTGTGGACTTTTCAAACCCAAAATATTTTGCTAGGTTTGGCTCCGCAGAAAAATATTATATCGATGCAATTGATAGAGTTTATAAGACGTATCCTTATGATGGATCTTTAAAGGAACGTGTACAGTGGGAACTCAGTTCCTCTTATTTGGATCTTCATGTTTTTGAAAACGGGTATCCGCGGACAAATGGATATGTCTTGTTCTCCGCCGAGGGGTGGGGCACCCAGACAGCCACCTCAGACGGGTATGGCGCGCCCGCCACCTCTTCTTATGAATACATCTTCTCGAAAGGCGGCCCTAACACCTCATACCGCAGCCAGGGGAAAAACATTAGAGATCAAACCGGAGATTACAAAGATGGATATGCTAATGTTTGGGACGTCGATAAAAACAGAGAATCTAATTTAAAAATTGGCGGCATCGATGGTAATACTGTTGAGTTTTGGCTAAAGAAAAGTGAGTTTTTGGGATCCTCCCTCACCAATCAGGAAGTTCTATTTGATCTTTACACCAGTGATTTCGATTCTTCTAGCATAAATTATGGGCGCTTAACCGTTGAGCTAACCGCGTCCACTAGTGGGAGCCCCTTCCGAGTTACTTATATGTCGGGGACGGAAGGATTTTCTTATGAAACCGTTGGGACGAATATCGACACCTCTTCCGTCGCGGACGACTCGTGGCATCACTATGCCTTCACTTTTAAAAACACCGGCAGTGCACTGGAAATTAACTTTTTTGTTGACAGCGCATGCAATCAAACAGTTGTTACAGGATCTTCCATTGGCTACGTAAGCGGCAATCTCAATGCAACGATTGGCGCCTTGGCCACCACCCCTTCAGGCACAACCAACCCAACGTTGGGCTGGGGTAAGCTCTCTGGCTCCATGGACGAATTTAGATTTTGGAAATCGGAAAGAACGTCTCAACAAATCGGCCGACAATATATTGAACCAGTAGGTGGTGGGACAAACAGCGACGATGCGAATACTACCTTGGGTGTCTATTACAAATTCAATGAAGGTATTACTCTCACTTCCTCTATCGATAAAACTATTTTAGATTATTCCGGAAGAATTAGCAATGGTAACTTTGTAGGCTACAACTCTTCAGCTCGAAACACAGGATCTGCGATGGTGCAGTCCGGCAAGGTAAACAGAGAATTTAAAGATCCTATTTTATATAATTTCCACCCAGACGTGGTTTCATATTATGGCACAAAAAAGGAAGAGGGGAGAGAATATGATTATTCTAACAATGCATCAATTTATTTTACACTGCCCGGCTGGATTTTAGAAGAAGACGAGGTCAAAGAATATTCTCCCTTAAGAAACCTTACCCAAGTGGTCGGTAGCTATTTTGATTCCCTTGCAAGCCAGATTGAGGCCATTTCTAAGCTGAAGCATAAAAACTATTTAAGCTCAAGTTATAAATCATATCCTTTTTCTGACAGACTGTTGGAATCTGTTGGGTTCACTTATTTCCCAGAGTTATTTTCTGACGCCACGGCGCTGGAGCAGTTTAGAAATAGAGACGATAAGAAACTTTTTAAACAAAAATTATATAATATAAAAAATCGCATTTATCAAAACATTTACAACAACATTGTTTACATTTACAAAACAAAAGGAACGGAAAAGTCTTTCAGAAACCTCATTCGTTGCTTCGGCTTTGATGACGAAATCTACAAAATTAATCTATATGGTAATCGAGTTACATATCAACTAAAAGACAACTATTCCTCCGTGGCAGAGATAAAAAATTATGTTAATTTTTCACTAACAGGTACACAAGAGGCAACAGTCCACCCGTTTTCATCCAGCGCCAACCCAAACTCTACATCATTTATTTCTGGCTCGGCCGGAGGACTTTTAGAATCTTACATGGCACTTACGATGGAAACGGAAGTTGCGTTTCCAAGGCGCCACAGTTTTGCAGATACTAATACCACCGTGCAAACGAGCAAAGGGGTGAGCAAGGCTTTTAGATCATACTTGCCATTCAAAACAGCGTCGCTTTTTGGCATGCATCAAGTAAATGGAACTACCGAAAACGATCTAACATGGGCAACCAATGACTATGCAAATTTCCAAGTGTATGCCATTAGGGACGAAGACCATTCAAAAAGATGTTATTTTAAATTGTCCGGCGTTGGCTCGACAGTTATGCCAACTTTGACAAGTAGCTATTTTGATGAAGTTTTTGATGATACGCGCTGGACTTTTTCTGTTTCTGTGAGGCCGAAAATATACCCACAAGCAGATTTACCGCACCTTACCAATGTTAACGCCGGATACGGTCAGGAGGCTGGCCATGTAGTAGAGTTTTATGGCGTGGAGAAGATATTAGATACTATTAAAAATGAATTTTTATTAACCGGCTCGATTACTTATAGTAACGGTATCGCACTATTAAATAATCCAAAAAGTATTTATATTGGCGCCCACAAAGAGAATTTTTCCGGAACGCTCCAACAGAAATCTGATGGGCACATTTCTTCCACGCGCGTCTGGTTGACACACCTAACAACTGGCACCATACAGCAGCACGCCCAAGATGTGAAGAACTACGGCGTGCCAAGCCCTTACAGAAGCGCGTTTTTGTATCAAACCTCCATGACTGGCACGCGGGTACCCGAAGCGCATACGTTGGTTTTAAATTGGGTTTTTGACACACTGACAGGCTCAGACGCCAGTGGAGAATTTGTTGCGCAAGATTTTTCGTCTGGTTCAACCAGCTTGCAGAACCGCTATAATTGGATTGGGAACATTGTTGGTAAACAATATTTGCCGAAAGGTATTGATTTTCCAAATTCATTTTCCAAGACCCTCAATAAAAAGTATGTCTACTCAGCAAAGAAACAACTACCAGAGTTTATTAATAGCTCAAATATGGTCAATGTCATGTCTGATGATGACATATTCTTTAATAAAGTTGATTTAATGCGTCCTACAAATTATTATCTTCACATTGAAAAAAGCATGTATCAAACGATCTCCGAAGAAATGATAAGAATGTTTTCTTCAATCAAAGATTTTAATAATTTAATCGGAGAACCAGTAAACAAATATCGTAGTAAATACAAGCACATGGAAAAGCTCCGCCAACTTTTCTTCGAGAGAGTGGGGAACACACCAGACTTAGACAAGTACATCGATTTTTATAAATGGATTGACATCACGCTGGACGTTCTACTCGGCTATCTCGTACCAGCCACCGCAGACGTTGGCGATCAATACGGGAGCAATATCCGCACATTAGTAGAGAACCATGTGCTAGCGCGCAACAAATATAAGTGGCAGTTTCCAACGATAGAAGATAAAACCCCAGACTTAGAAGGAAATATTCTTGGCATCAACGAGATGCTCTATGATTGGGAA